CTGCCAACGTCTTCGGAATACCTTTGGAACCCATACAGAATCTTCACCTTCTAATGATTAAGCAAGCCGGAGAACTTGACCGACGAATCACGATCCAATCCTTTACCACATCAACAGATGACTTTGGTGAAGTGAACAAATCGTTTATCACCTTGGCCAATGTATGGTCGAAGGTTGAGGACAAGAGCGGAAGCGAAGGCGAAGAGGGTGAACAAATAGTTGCAACAAGACGCGTTGATTTTTTCATTCGTTATCGTGCTGATATAAACGAACAAATGCGCATCATATATGAAAATGAAACGTACAAGATTGAATCCATTATCAATGGAGATTCAAGAAAAGCGTTCCAAAAGATTGTGACACGATGGGCAGACTAAGCGACTATGTAAACTCCGGGGGCAAAATAGGCGGCAAATCTTCAAGCCGCGGGAGCGGGGTGTTTGTTGGGTTTGACGAAAAGGATGTTCGACGGGAATTTGAACGAGCGTTCAAAGAATTAGAAACACTTAGTGAAGGCGTCACAACGGCGCAAATAAGACGCATCGCACGTAGGTCATTGAAACCAATGGTCGAGGCTTACAAAAACGAAATCACGGATTTAGAAAGTGGATCGTTCAAGGTGTACAGAAACGGCGGAATATACGCACAAATATCAAAAGGGCAATTGGCCAAATCAATGGGGGTTATCACCACAAAGATTAGGAAGGGCGCAACGTTTGCATCTTTGTCAGTTGGTCCACGTGTTAAAGGTTCATTTTCGGACCCGGAAAAGGGTGGGTGGTTTGCTCACTTTTTAGAGTATGGTTATTTAAACAATGGAACATACAACGGTGCGAACAAAGGTTTTGCAACACGTGCAAGAAAAAAGGAAATGAGCGGCGTTGGAAACACATTCAAAAGATTGATGCGTTCATTTTTAAATAAACAAGTAAAGGCCGCACGAATATGATTGGGAAGGTAATAAAATACAAGTTCGATAATGATTCAGATTTGAATACATTGTTTGGCGGGCGTGTGTTTCCAGTTGTTTCAGCGCAAACAAAAGCGACGCCATTCGCGGTGTATGAGGTGGTGAATATTTCCACAAGTATGACGAAGGAAAGCGATTCCAATATTGATGAAATAGATGTCCGGATCACGTTGGTTTCAACGAAATACTCGGACACACAAGACGCGGTTGAATATGTTCGTAGTGCATTCGTGAGAATCAAAGGAACTATTCAAGGCGTGAAATTGCAATCGTGTATGTTCGAAGGGCAGCGCGATTTGTTCAGCGATGACGAACGAACTTTCGGATCACAATGTGATTTGAAATTCAGAGTTTCGCGTGATTGATTTATAAATTTATAAAAATTAAAAAAGTAAAAAAATGGCCTCAACAAGTATTATGAATGCAACCGATGTTGTGATTCAAATTTCAGAAGACGCTGGGACAAGTTTCGACATCATAGGTCGTGCAAATTCCGCATCACTTAGTGTTTCAATGGAAACACGTGACACAACAACCAAAGATTCAGCCGGATGGCAAGAGAATCTTGAAGGTCTAAAATCGTGGAGTCTTAGCGGCGACGGATTAGTGACTTATTCAATCGCTGGTGATTTCGATACTCCGGATGATTTGTTCACTTTGTTATCAAACCGCACATTGGTGAAGATCAAGTTTGGTTCGTCTACAACTGCGGAAATCGATTACACGGGTGACGCATACATCACAAGCTACGAGCAAGAAGCGGGAACAGAAGAAAATGTGACGTTCTCTTTTGGCTTTACTGGAACGGGTGTTCTAACTCAAGCGGCGGTTGCCTAGTAAGTAAATAGGGATCGTCCACTGGGCGGTCCCTTTATTAAACATCACAACAAACAACAACAAACAAAACAAAACAAACAACAACAAAACAAAACAACAACATGACACAAATTATTGAAATTGCAGATCGCAAACATCCAATAAGATTTGGATTTAATGCGTTGCGTGAGTTCTCAAGAATGACGGGAACAACATTGGCGCAACTTGAAAAACTTGGTGAAGATATGACCTTGGACCACGCGATCACTTTAATGTATTGCGGTTTTAAAGATGGCGCAAGGAAAGACAAGTCACCGTTTAGATATGAAGTTGCGGACATTGCGGACTGGATTGATGAAGACGAAACCATTTTAGAAAAGTCTTTTGCAATATTTGAGAAACAATTTACGACCGACGCGGAAAAAAAGACCTAGGCCGAAGCGGTCAAACGAACAAAAAGGAATCCACATGGGATGACTTAGAAGCGTTCGCCTTCGGCCAAATTGGATTGATGCCGGAATCGTTTTATGATTTATTACCACGCGAATGGACCAACATGGTCAACGGATGGAGTGAGTTGGAAAGCCGAAAAGACAAATCGGAGTGGGAAAGAATAAGATGGCAGACCACCATACTAATCAACCCGCACACGAAAAAACGCATCAAGGCAAAAGATTTGATTTTGTTTCCATGGGAAGCGCAAGAAAAAAAGCAACACAAGGTGTGGACACGCGGCGAAATATTAGCCGAGATAAACGAACGAAAAGAACGCGCAAAGCAAAAGAATGGCAAATTTAAGCAGTCTTAATTTCAGACTCTCGGCAAATATCTCACCTTTTCAAAAGGGACTAAACAAGGCCGGCCGATCAATGGACAAGTTCGGTCGCCAAATGCAACAAACGGGGAAAAACTTGTCAATGAAATTGACGGCCCCAATTGTCGCATTGGGTGCGATATCATTCAGCGTGTTCAAAAGTTTCGAAGCAGAGATGTCGAAGGTCAAGGCCGTTTCGGGTGCGACCGCTGAAGAGTTCAAGATGTTGTCCGACAACGCCAAATCATTAGGGGCATCAACAATGTTCACCGCGCGTGAGGTTGCTGGGCTACAAACTGAGTTCGCAAAATTAGGATTCACAGCATCGGAAATTACCAAGGTAACACAAGCAACGTTGAACCTTGCGCAAGCATCGGGAAGCGACTTAGCACGTGCCGCGGAAGTTGCTGGATCTACATTGCGGGCGTTTGGATTAGATGCGTCACAGACTGGAATGCTTACCGATGTGATGGCGAAATCGTTTACATCATCCGCAATGGATATGGAAACATTTGCGGAATCAATGAAATTCGTGGCACCGGTTGCGAAAGCCGCGGGAATGTCCGTTCAAGAAACGTCCGCAATGCTTGCGGTGTTAGCCAACGCCGGGATCAAAGGTTCACAAGCGGGGACCGCATTGCGTCGTATTATCTCGGAAATTGGGGCAACCGGAAAAACAACCGGTGAAGCATTGAAAGATTTAGCATCTAAGGGGCTGGACCTTGCGGATGCGAAAGATGAAGTTGGTCGTTCGGCACAATCCGCGTTGCTTGTATTGGCGGGCGGTGTTGATCAAATAGCGCCGTTGACAGAATCGTTTAAAAATTCCGCCGGTGCCGCCGCAGAGTTAGCGGATGAAATGGGGAACAATGCGCTTGGTGCATCTAAGCGCATGGAATCCGCAATCGAGGGACTAGGGATTTCAATTGGTGAGATTATAGCCGTGGCCTTTGTGCCGATTATTGAGGCGATCGCTAAATTTGCCGGGTGGTTGAATAAAACATCAAAAGAAACAAAGACAACGATAGTTGTGTTTGCGGGCCTTGTTGCGGCAATTGGCCCCTTGATGTTCATCACTGGGGGTGTGATTAGAAATTTCAAATTTTTACGCTTTGCAATGGTAAAATCAAACACCATCACAAAGATGGCTACTATTTTACAACGAGCATATAATTTAGCGTTAAAAGCAAACCCTATTGGAATCGTCGTCACGGCATTAGCAGCATTAGGAGCGGCTTTGTTCTTGGTCAATAGACGTAAAAAGGAATCCGCTAAAATAGAAAAGGGACTAACGGATTCCGCAAAAGAAGAGATTGCGCAAAACGAAGTTCGTTTGAATCAAGCAAACAACTTGATTGACACTATTAAAAGTCAAAACATTTCCAACGAACAACGCGGTCGTTTGATTAGAAAATTAAACACCGAGTACAAAGACTTATTGCCAAATCTTATTAGTGAGAAATCCAGCGTTGAAGATATTACCACCGCTCAAAAGGATATGAACAAAGAGATGGCGAAGAAAATCGCCATGATTGCCGTTCAAGATGAAATGACCGAATCCGTACGGAAAGCGGTTGAAGCACAAAAGTTGTTCAATTCATCGATGAAAGTGTCGGATGAACTTGCAACCAAATCACAAGGCCTTTTTGGGCGTGTTTTAAGCGACAAAGACATTGAAAACTACAAACAATCACTTCGTTCATTAACACCCGAACAAGCGGAGTTGGTTCAATCAATGGACCTTAGCAATCAAATGCTAGCGGTCAACAAAACACAACTTGACGAAGCAAACAAATCTGTTGTTGATATAGGAAAAAGCGTTGATGATCTTGCCAAATCTTTATCGGGCGTAACTGGCGAAGGCGAAACGTTCAACGAAACGTTGATGAATTTACCGGTCAAACCATTTGCCGACAAATTTACGATTGAACTTATCCCAGCACTTCGAGCGGTGCGCCAAGAGATGGTCAACTTCACCGCGATGGCGGTGCAAGCGGGTCAAGTCATGAGCAATGTTTTTGCCGCATCTATTGAAGAGGCATTCGATAAACTTGAAGAAGGCGAAACAAGATTTGGAAACTTTCTTCAGTCAATGCTTTCGGGTCTTAAAAAATTGGCGGTGCAATTTATAGCGGCGGCAATTGCGGCCATGGCTTTAGCCATTGCCATTCGTTTTGCAATACTCGGCGCGGCTGGAATTGGTAGCATGGCGGATATATTTGGAACGATGCAAAGCGTCGCCGGGTTTATGCCGAACATTCCGATGCTTGCCGAAGGTGGTGTTGTAACTTCACCAACGTTGGCAATGATTGGCGAGGGCGGACAAAGCGAAGCGGTTATCCCATTAGATAGATTAGGAGAGTTTAACGGCGGCGGATCGCAACGCGTTGAGGTCGTTGGTAGAATAAGCGGATCGGACATCTTGTTGTCTAACGAACGCGCAGCAAGAAACAGAACAAGACAAAGAGGTTTTTAAGATATGGCGATTAGATACTTCAGCGAGTTTAAATCGGATTTAGACAACGAGTACAAAATTGAAATACATGACACCGAGTTTGTTGGCGTTGTTGAATCGTTCAATGTTTCCGGCGACGGCTTTGCATTAAGTTACGACGGGCAAACGGACAACATTGTCAGTTCAATCATTGGGTCGCAATGTGACATCTTCGCCTATAACAACACGTCTACTTTCAACAACTTGATTGAAGATTTGAAGCTATATCAAGAGGAGCGTTTTTTTGTTCGTATTTATAAGCGAATAGATATCACAGATTTCTTTGAACCACGTGTTGTTGCTGATGGCGGAACGGTTGAATCAATGTCGTGTTTGTTGGCGGATGTTGCGGAGTTGGGCGGATCGGCACAAATGGAATTGTTTTGGACTGGAATTATACTTCAAGATCTTATTGAAATTGAAGATGTTTCAAAGCCATATATTTTCAAGATAAGCGCAACAGATGGCATTGGTCATTTAGCAAACCAAGAATATACCGGAACGGTGAACACCACGGTCAATGATTTATTGAAATCAGCAATTGACGCAATTGGAATGGCGGACTTGTATTCGTCAACGGATCCTTATTTCGCTACAACCGTAAACATTTGGGACACCAACCAAGTGTATTCAACCGCCACCGATGTTTTGAACGTCACGCGTTTTGATGCTTTAGTCTATGCGGAAAAAGATGAAGATGGCACAGTGACCTATTCAAATTATCTGACTATCATCAATGAATTGTGCTTGTCTTTCGGTGCGCGATTCTATCAAAAGAATGGGGCTTTTTACTTTGAACAATATTTAGAACGTTCGGTTGATATTCGCCGGGTGTTTGAATACGATAAAACGGGGGTGCAACTTTCAAACAACCTTGTTGACGACGACATCATCATCAATCAAACACTAACCAGCGGAGCAAGATTAAGTGGAAACAAGTTCAACTTTTTGCCGGCATTGAAAAAGGTTCAAATTGCCTACAACCAAAGTAGAATGAACAACTTGTTGGCCAACAGATTAACATTCACCGGATCAACGGCGCGTCAACCAATGGGGTTTGTGACTGATGACAACGATTCGCAAATTCGCGTTCAAGGTCTTTTGACATATCGTTTCGACTACAACGGAACCGGCGCAACCGCAAGCAAGGAATTTTATCGCCCGATGTTCGCCGCCGAAATAAGAATCGAAGACGCAGCAAGTCCCGGAACGTTTCACTATTTGAAGCGTGATTTTATTGGCACAAGTTTAACCCCATCGCCATTGTACGGCCCAACATCGTGGACGACATCCGCGTCACATTATTACCTTGATGCGGGAATGGGAGCAAACGACATAAGTGGTTTGTATATTCAAAATCCATTTGCATTCATCACTCCGCCATTGCCCGTTGATGGCGATGCGGAGTTGGACATCAACTTTTCAAACGTCTATGATTTAGATAACAACGCCCAAACGGTCCCGGTAAACTACACCGACACCAATAGATCTACTGAAGTAACGGCGACATTTATAAACAACGATGGCGATCCGAATGTTGTGACGACCTATTCAGCAACGAACACCGACGCGAAAATTAATTCAAATTTGATTTTAGATTTGGGTGAAATTAGATTGTCGGATTCGAATGGCTCGCAAGGTAGCTACTATGTATACAACGGGGCCAATTGGGTGGCGTCATCATTGTGGCGTCGCAGTAATACCGGGACATACTACACTCTTTTGAAGCTATTGACAAAGGAAATATTGTCATTGCATAAAAAACCAATTGAGAGATACAACGGAACTGTTGTCGGCTCGCATCCTTTTTCCATTAGATACTCTTTTGATTCCGCATATTGGTTGCCAATGAGTGGGTCATACAATGCGAACAATGAAGAGTGGTCTTCGGAATGGTTTAAAATACAATCCATAGAAACCGAGATACAAACAGACACACCCGTTGGAACAACCGGAGCGGGGGGAGCGGCTGGATCATTTGGCCGCGTAAGCCCACAAGCGGGAACGGCGGAAACTATTGACGCAATACAAGTAACAACGACAACAAGCCAAGTGACTGGCAATGGAACCGTCGGCGGTACATTAGGCGTCACCGGGTTGTCGACCTTAGCAAGTACAAGCGTGGGCGCGTTCACTACAACCAACCAAGTGGCGAAGACGGTGAACTCGATATCGGGTGGGCCGGGTGGGGGCGTGACGATTGACAACTCTAAGAACTTTAATCTTGTAAGTTATTCGGGGGCCGTTGGATCGTACACTATTACATTGCCGCCCGCTGAAGATGGCGTGGTGTTGCAATTTAAGGCAGACGATTCCATTGGTGCAACGAAGACGATCATCTTGCAAGTGTATGGAACCGAAAGGATAGAGGGCGAATCTAGTTACACCATTGTGGACGCTTATGGCAATGTGACGTTGCTTGGAAAAAATCACTTGTGGTTCATCATCTAAAGATGGGGAACGAAAGGACACGATACTTATATTTACAAAACATATAATTCATTTGAAATGAAACAATCTCAATTTTATTACCTACTACGTAGAGGGTTGTTTGGCGGTGGCGGAATATGGTCGAAGTACGTTTACGACTTCAAGGCCCGTGTTATCGCTGATGGCGGAACGGTTGAATCTACAACGTGCATAAGTGCAGACGTTAAATACCTAACTAAAAACCCCGCTTAATTATGAGTTATTTCGATGACGCAAGTCTTGCGTTCTTACCAAGTGGCGCGGCTGGAAAAGACGGCAAAGCGTATAGTATAAAGCCCACCGATGGAGATGGCGACTTCGACTTTTCAAGAGGCTCAAACCTTGCGGCTACTCGTGTCAATAGCGATGGCCTCATAGAGAAAGGGCGGGAAAATTTGTTGTTGCAATCAAATCAGTTTGATACTACTTGGACACCAAGTAATACAACACTTACAAGTGGACAAAGTGGTTATGATGGGACAAGCAACGCTTGGTTATTAGAAACCAACGGCACTCAATTTGCATCAAATATTCAATCACTTTCATCAAGCGGAGTAACAACTCAAAGCATTTATGCCAAAGCTGGAACACTTGATTTTATAATTTTATATGCAGCCTCTGCTGCCAGTCCGAGGGTTTGGTTTAATTTATCAAACGGAACAATTGGCACAACTACCGGCGGTGCGTTTGGTGCAAGTATCCAAGATGTTGGAAATGGTTGGTACAGATGTTCTTTTGTAAATAATGATAGCACCACAAATTTTAGAATATATCCGACTGGAGCAGACAATACTTTTACAGCAACCGCCGGAAACATACTAATCCAATCGGCACAGCTGGAAAGCGGATTAGTCAGCACGCCCTACATTCCCACAACAACAACAAGCGCACAAGCTGGGATACTTGAAAATACTCCAAGGCTGGATTATAGCGGGGGGGCAACTTGCCCTTCGGTATTACTTGAACCGAGTAGAACCAACTTAATAACTCAGTCGGAGTACTTTGGGGATAGCTACTGGACTAAAAGTGGGTCAAGTGTTGTTGGTGGGTTTACCTCACCCGAAGGGCTTAGCAACGCTTATAAGTTAGTGGAGGATACGAGTACGGGATTTCACAGAGCTTATATTATATATGCTTTAGCTGATGGTTCGTTTTCTTTTTATGTGAAAAAAGGAGAGAGAAGATACATTCAATTAGGTGCGGGAAATACAGGCAGTTTGGGTATTACTACACTCTTTGATTTAGACTCAGGGGTTGTTGTAAGCTCTACTACGGGAAATGCAGTAATTGAAAATATAAGTAATGACTGGTATAAGTGTTCAGTTTCGGGTAGTGGTACAGGTGGTGCAACAAGTCTAAATATATATATATGTAACGGAAATATTATAAATTCTTCATATAGCTACACTGGCGATGGAACTTCGGGAGTGTATATCTATGGCGCACAGTTAGAACTCGGCTCCTACCCAACTTCCTACATACCCACCTACGGAACTTCCGTGACTCGTGCGGCTGATAGTTGTTCCAAAACGGGGATATCTAATTTGATAGGACAGACCGAAGGGACTATGTTTGTGGAGTATGACCAAAATCGTATAGGTCAATTAGCAACCCGTAGAATTATGTCACTAACTGACGGGGATATCTATAATAGAATTGTAGTATATATTTCATCTTCTAATAAGATTGATTTCTATGTGAGAAATTCAAGTGGTAACTTATTTTTAGGCACCTCTATATCTACTGATACAAAAGGAAATCACAAGATAGCGGCAGCATATAAAGATGGAGATTATACGGTTTACTTAGATGGGGTTGAAATCATTAGTGGTGCTGGAACTTCGGGTACTATACCCGCTTGTAATAGAATTGATTTAGGTAGTCAAATAACCGCGAACGATTTGTTTGAACCTATTAACCAAGCCATCCTATTTCCAACCCGTTTAACAAATAGCGAACTCGCTGCACTAACAACAATTTAACGTTATGACAAAGCTAACAAGAAAATACGCGTTCACAGACGAAGCCGCAGCAGATGCCGCTATCGCTTTACTACCAACCGATGACGAGGGCAACGCCTCACACAATCACTTAGTAACCAAACTCGGTTATTTAGTGGTGGAACCCGCTGTTAACGATGAAGATGGCGAAGAGGTTACTCCAGCTGTTTTATCGGATGTATATGCCGTAGATGTTTACTGGAGCGCTGAGGCTTTAGAAGCGTGGGAAGCGTTTATAGTATGGCCGACACCAATGGGAATTCATTCTTACGGCTCTTCATCTTCACGTGATGAGTATGCTTCAACCTATTGTGGATTATTTCCCGATAGCGAGTATTGTAACCCGGTTGCGCCGGGCGTGGAAATGTAGCGCCAAGCGGTTTAATAACTTTAAACACAACGATCATGCGGAAAATTGAGAAGATCATCATCCATTGCGCTGCAACGCCGGAAGGCCGCGACGTGAAAATGGAAACGATAAAGTCGTGGCACGTAAAAGGAAACGGATGGTCCGACATCGGATATCATTTCGTGATTGAACTTGATGGCGCAATCAAAGCCGGGCGACCATTACACCGCAGCGGTGCGCATACCAAGGGGCAAAACTCGGCATCAATTGGTGTTTGTTACGTCGGTGGTATGGACAACAACAAGAAGGCAAAGGACACCCGTACAGATGCCCAACGTGAATCGATGGACCAATTGATCGGATCATTGTCAAACGATCACAAAACGGCTACCATACACGGACACAATGAGTTTAGCGCAAAGGCTTGCCCGTCGTTTAATGTATATAAAGAATATGGCAACATCAATGCACCGATAACGGAATTGATAAAGGAAGCTGTAAAGAATAAACCAACCAAAAAACAAAAAGACTAATGAAAAGATTTATTGAAATATTTAAAGACGACAACCATTGGAACGAAAAAACAATTTTAGGATTTTTGTCATTCGCCGTGATGGTGATTGTGATTGTGGTGGATGTGGTGACGGGTGCCTTCGGTAAGGACCTTACCATTAACGAATTTACTTACAACTCTTTTTTAATCGTGACACTTGGATCGTTCGGAATCGCCGGGCTTGAAAAGTTTGCAAAGAAAAAAATGCAATGACGACCGGTGACCTAAAAGTTTACGCCCTTAACACAACATCATTAATGGTGACGTTGACCAGCCTTGAAGATACTTTGAAAATTATTCTACTACTCGCGTCCATTGGATACACCGCGCAGCGTTGGTACTTAATGAACAAGAAAAATAAAGAAGATGCAAAATAGCACAACCGATTCCTTTGCGGACTTCATCACTGAGATGTCGAATAAAGAACAACCCACTTGCAACCTTGAAAATGCAGAAGACTGTGAAGCGTGCGGATCTTGATTGGCCATTCGTGATGGCGGTTGTTCGCGTCATCCTTTTGATCCTTGCGTTCTCGATGTTGTCGGGATGTAGTTCTCAATGGCACCTAAAACGTGCGATTGCTAAAGACCCAAAGATCATTTCAGATACGATCGTTCGTATTGATACAACCATTGTAACGGCATCACGCACCTTAGTGGACACCTTAGTCATTCGTGATACGATCATTCGTGAGATCATTCGTGATGGCGTTAAAATACGTTTACAAGTAATACACGACACAGTGCGTTTTGATGTAGAGTGTCCACCGGATACCATTCGCGTTGTTCGCAACATACCCGTTGAACGCCTAATCTATAAAGAGAAAAAAGGCGAAGGCTTGATTGTGCGATTAACGAGGTTAATTGGAATCAT